TCATTTACGCTACCCTCCGTAGGATCAAAACCAAGTATGTCTTTAGTGCATAATCCATCTGCTTGGCAGATTGGTGGATTACACTCTTTATTATACCAGTTTTCAGGGTCATGGCAATCATAACGATATCTATTTTCTAGTAAACCACAAGATGTTAACATTAATGATAATACTGTTGCTGATAAAATGGCTGCTATTTTTTTCATATTAGTAGCTATCCTACTCTTCTTTGTCTTCACGCAATGGTATCGTTATAAGCCAGATAGCAGTGGCAATTAATGTTGCCATTCCAACTACCTGCTGTGCTGTCCCTGTAAGCGTAAGCCATGCAATAAAGAATCCAAGTAGTGTCCAAACCTGAGCAATACTTTCTTTAACTGCTTTCCAAAGCCATGAGATAAATCCTTTAACGATCTTTACCAAAATTTCAAATACTTTTTTAATAATGGGAAAATACTTTGCAGCATATGCTTTTAGTTTTTCCATATCTATTTTTGGCATTTTAATCTTTGGAATAGATATTTTTGGAATATTTACCTTTGGCATATACATTTTTGGCATCTTAAACTTTGGCATTTTGATGCTTGGGATTTTAATGCTTGGTATTTTTATTTTAGGGATTGCAATTTTAGGCATCTTTATTTTGCCTAAAATCACCCTTATACTTTCTTTAACTTTATTCATAACCATCCTATTATAACCTCCTTGTTGACATAACAGAACTAATAATGTTTGATACTATAATTACTGGAATTATGACTTCCTGAACCTTTTCTCTTTGGTCGTCAGTCATATCTTTTCCCCATTCCGATGGATTTAGAACCTTTTCAAAATCTATATTTGTAATCGCTCCCAACGGATCTGCTAAAAATGCTTCTGTTTGCACTTCTGTTACTGCATCTGCTAATGTAAATGGCATTGCAGAATCTCCTGCATCCCCTGCTCTTTCTGCAAACTCAACAAATGCTGATGCAAGTGCTGGGTTATCTTTCATCTGCTCAGCAATTTGTGCAACTTCTGATGCCTTAATACCAAGGTCTCCAGCAATCTCTGCCTTTGATTCCTGTGTCAAAGATTTTAGGGTTTGGCTAACTGCTGCTACTTGCTCAGGTGAAAGTGTAACTAACTTGTTATCTTTGCTTGTAAGGTTAGCAATAACTCCAGATAAATCTTCTGATGTTCCTGTACCCTTTTCAGGAATGAGGGCTGCTAACACTTCATCTTTAATTTCTACATCTGGTTCAGTCCAAGGATTATCTTCTGGCTCTGGATCTGGTCCAGGTTCTGGTGAAGGTTCTGGTGAAGGCTCTTCAGTAGGATCTACAACTGGCTCTTCAGTTGGTTCTGGGTCTGGTGTGACCTCTGGGGTAGGTTCAGGTGTAGGCTCATCTGTAGGGTCTACTGTAGGCTCTGGAGATGGCTCTGGTGTAGGTTCTTCAGTTGGTTCATTTGTAGGGTCTGGTGAAGGTTCTGGGCTTGGTTCATCTGTTGGTTCTTCAGTTGGTTCTGGAGAAGGTTCTGGTGTGGGTTCTGGGGTAGGTTGATTGGCTGCAGCATTGGCTGCTGCCTGAGCAATAGCAGCATTAAGTTCTCTTTGTGATTGCTCGTAATAATATTCCCATGCATCATTAATAGTATTATTTAAGTCAACAATTGACTGATTATATATTTCTATTCTGCTGTTCTTTAACTCTAAAGCATCTTCTGTATCTGCAACGGCATCAAGATGTTCTTGTGTCTTGGTTTGCAAAACCTGATTCATTGATGACAGTGTTGTATTCTCAGAGTTGTATACGCTTAGTTTGTCATTGTATACTGCCAATTTATTGTTATAGTTTGTTTGTGCTATAGCCTGTGCTGCAACAGCATCATTGTAAGCATTTATTTGTGATTGAGTTGGTCCTGATCCAGAAGAAAATGTATTAAGATTACAACTAAAATTTTGTCCCCAGACTCTTGGATTTCCAGCATAATCACATCCTGCTCCAGTCCATCCACCAGGTATAGCCCAGCCAAGATGATAGTAACCTGGTCCTCCACCGTTATACCACCATGTTTCTACATCTAAAGTTTTGTCTTCGCTAACATCATATACGGGAGAGTAATCGCTCCAAGTAGTTCCTTGCTCTATCCATTGATCTATTGCAAGATTTCCGTCTACGTACATTCTAAATCCATCATCTGTATATCCTGCAAAATATGTTGATGTGAACCAAGACGGTACTGTTATTTGACCAGTGAACTTAACTATAAAGTTTTCGTATCTGTTACCACAAACTGGTAGTTGCATGTGGCTTGAGTTCCAGGTGCCAGAACAAAGAACAGATCCTGGGGTAGCAACATTACCCTGTCTAACAAGAGTATAAACAGTGTATGCCAAACCTGATTCTCCAGCACTCTGCATATTTGATTGAGTAGTTTGAACATTAATATTGGCTATGCTGAGTGCATCTTGAGCATCATTCTTTTCTTCAAGGGCATTGTTTTTATGCTCAAGGGCAAGGGCTACTGTGACTGTTTGAGCATCTACATTTGACTGAGCAAGGCTCTTTGCTTCTAAGGCTGTGGCTTCTGCCTCTACTGCATCTTCATGTGCATCGGTTGCATCATCTCTAAGTTCCATCGCATTTTTGGCATAGTCAAACTTGTTTTCTGCTATGTCTATAAGATCTATAAAATCATCTTGATAGACTAAATTGCTTACTTTGCTATTAAGTTCTTGTATTTCTTGGGCTGCAGCGGTTAGAGGGTCGTCAGAATTAGCCTCTGTAGGGGCTATTAAAAGCCAAGCAAAAGCAAGTATAGAAACTGTAAATATACGCAAGAGTTTTTTCAAAGTGGTGGACTCTCCTCTTGCCTATTATATCAAATTATTCAATTAGACATGCAGGCAAAAAGAAAGGGAGCCAGTTTCCTGACTCCCAAACTTTTAAGGTTTTGTTACTTAACTAGAGTAACCTTAGCCTTTGGATTCTTCTTGTTCCACTTGTTTGCAAGTGTGTTAAATGCCTTCTTTAGTGATGCAAGAGCAGCAGCGTTATCTGCTGTTAACTTAGCAATCTGAGCATCCTTAGCAGCAAGAGCAGCATCTGATGCTAACTTAGCAGCAGCAGCCTTATCTGTTTCTACCTTAACTGCTGCAGCAAGTGCTGCATCTGCAGCAACCTTTGCATCAGCAAGTGCTTTATCTGAAGCAACCTTTGCATCTGCAAGAGCCTTAACATCTGCAGCCTTAGTTGCATCATGTGCAGCCTTCTCAGCAGCAAGTGCAGCAACTGCTGCATCCTTTGCAGCCTTTTCAGCAGCAAGTTCTGATACTAGATCACGAACAGCAATTTCTGCAAATGGTGCAAGTGTGCGAGCAGTTAGACCAACCACATCAGCAGTTGATGCATCGCCAGCAGTAGTTGGAGCAAACATAATAAGTGAACGATTTCCAGTTGCTGGAAGTGTTGCCTTAAATGTTGCTACTCCAAAGTCTGAAAGTGTAGCACCAGTTGTTGCTGTTGCTGTATCCATGACTGCTGTTGCAGCAAATACTGTTGCAGTAAGTGACTTACCAGAAACCTTGTTTCCAAATACATCTGTTGCTGTAACTAGAATATCATGCTTTGTGCCAGCAGCACCTGCTGTTGGAGCAGAAACTGATAGGTTGTTAATTAGTCCAGCAGTACCCTGTACATAGTATGTAAAAGTAGTTCCCTGGTTAGTAACTGTAACTGTACCAATTGCTGTTGTCTTTGTGTAGACAAAAAATGTTGCAGTTGTTCCAGTACCTGTTGCGATTGTCAAAGATGATGATCCTGACGATGCTCCAATTGGTGCTGCATCTGAGTGTAGAGCAGACACGATTGTTGCGTTGGTTGCTGATACAGTAACTGCTGTTCCTGTGTCAACAGTTGCAACAAATCTAAGTGCATCTGTTGCATCAATCTTGTTGTCTGATGGTACTGGCAATGCAGCAGGTGTAGCAATAGCGGAATTTGTTGTATTTGCAGTTCCGTTTAGCGATACAGCCACTGTCATTACGGCAGCACTTGCAGGTGTTGCTACAATTGTGCCCAATGTCATGGCTGCAACCACGGCAAGAGCGATTTTCTTAAATGAATTCATTCCTTCTCCTTGTTAGTTTTATCTGATCCTATGACCAGAAAGTTAAATTAAATTAAAACCATCTAAAAAATCCCTAACATCGTCAGGCATTTTCCGATTATCTAATTCTACCATACCCTTGTCTTTCTCTGCAAGTCGTGCAGAAGAAGACCAAGTATGGACATCTATCTCAGTATTATTATTCTTTGGTGTGTGTGATATTGCTCCAAATACCGCTCCAGTTACAGCGTCAGCCAAGTCCTTAGATTTCTTGCGGGGGTGATCTACACGATTACCTTTCATAATCTTAAGTTCTGACATCTCTTCTAATAGGATAGGGATTCTTGGAATAGAAACACGCTCTTCATAAATCATCATAGCAAGGTCTTCGTAATGCTTCTTGGCAACAGAGACTGTCTCAGTCCTAATTCCAACAGCCTGCAGTTCATTTTGAATATCAAATGATTGCCAACGGTCAAATGAAACCATGCCAATATTAAAACCTTGTCTACGCAGGTTCATAATCCATTGCTTTACTTCAGATAGATTAACTGGGCCTTCTGCTCTTGGCTCCCACCATGCAACTGCATCTACTACTACGATAGGTGCTACCTGCTCGTAATCTTTAATTACTTGAATGTTTACCCATTTATCTACGTGAGCAATTGCTACCGCACACTTATCGTGTTTTTGTGCAAGGTCAGCATGAATATAATATGTCTTATCTGGATCTGGTACAAAAGTTTCGTCAAACCTTCTAAATGAATCTAGTGGGTTTCTAGTGTTCATGCACTTTTCAACTTTATCAATCTGCTTAAAAAAAGCATCAGATGAATAGGTTGGCATACATGCAAAACGCATCATGGCATCACCAAGATCAGTATAAAACGCTAGTTTAAAGTCTTCTATCTTACGAGTAGGGTTTACTTCCCATGTTGGTCTTTTAAATGCATAGACTCTTGGAATTTTGTACTGAAGAATTGTATCTTCATCCCACGAAATTTCAAACTGGTTTCCTGGATCTTCGTGTGGCAAGTCTTCATTCATTATAAATGTATGTCTGCGCTCAATAGTTTCTTTGTCAGCAATTACTGATTCATATCGTTGAGAAATGAAGTCGCCTTGGTAGCGGGGGAATGAAAGCAAAACAACTTTACCAAGGTCAGGAAAACGAGAGTCAACTGTTCCACGAAATGCTTTATAGATATTTTCAGCAGTCTTTCCTTGTTCATTTCCAGACACAACCTCACTTGCAAAACCAGAAATCTCATCAAGCACTGCCATAAGTAAATTTAAACCCTCATGAGATTCTCTCTCTGAGTGTCCAGAATAAACAGTAATTGCTTTATCAAACTCAATTGAGTCAGCCTTAGCGTTATACTTTCCAGCAAACCAAGGGGACTTTTCAATTTTAGTTTTAAAGCCTTTAAAGAAAACGTTCTTTGCCTGCTGTGCGTTAACAGCAACGTTAATAATATCAATAGCATCTCCTGCAGGCTTACCAAAATATATTGCTGGGTCTTTTAGACATAGGAGTTTATATACTACATATGCACAGGCTACTGTTGAAATAAAATCTTTACCGCTACCCTTGCCAAGCTGAAGGATTAATTCGTTCTTTGTATATTTATTAAAATGACTCAAGCCTTCTACAGGCCCCATAATATCAATTAAATCCTCTTTACGGTATATCTGGCTCATTGCCTCAACAATTTCGTATTGAATATCAGATAAAAGCGGTTGACCAAGATAGTCAGGTGACTGGACAAATGTTTTTACGTCAACTGGTTTTTCAACAAAGTGATTCTCTTTTAATACCTCAAGAAAATCATTGAACATCGTGGACAACAGTAATCACTTCTCCCTCTTTTGCAATAGCAGAAAGGCGTTGCATAATAATATCTCTTACTTCTGGATGTTCTGAAGCAATATCTCTTAGGATTCCAACAAGAACTTCTTGCCGTCTTTCAATTTCAATCATTTCTTCTGCAAGTTCTTTGTTTTCAAGAAGACCTGCTTTTTGAAGCATATCAATTCTTCTTGACTCAATATCTAAAACTAGTTTAATTCCAGCAGTCTTTGCACTAAGGTTTGTTGATAGGCTTGCCTCATCAATAACCTCATACGCCTTTGTGATTAATTTTGTGTAGTGCGTGTCTGCTCCTACTAGGGCTTCTTTAGCACGGGCACGGATAGCATCGTTAGCAGATGCCATAACCTTCCACTCATTAATTAAAGATACAACACGAGTGCGTGGTATTTCTAGTTCTTTAGAAATAACAGTTGGGTCATTACCCTTAAGGTATTCAGTAACTACCTGATTTACTTCATCAAGATGATTAATTAATTCTGACTCAGTTGACATGTTTTAATTCTCTTGCAATTTTTAGTAAAATTAGATAACCAATAAGGTCATCAATGTCATTATCTCCTACATAAGAACCACCTCTTGTAATCCTAGATAGTTTGTCATCTATTCTTACATGAAGTTGTTCTATGTTGTCAGATGTGGAAAAAATTCTAACAGGATTTAACGCAGAATTTCCATATGATTTATTTTTTGCAATAAGCATAGACTTAATTTCATCACAAACTTGTCCAATAGTAAACTGTGTTTCTTCGCTCATTTAGTAACCTCCACCGATAGTCTTTTAAAACATCTCAAACAGTTCGTATATGTTCTCCCAGTAAATGGGCAAGAAGATATTGAGGATTCTGTGTGTTTACAAAACAGGCTTTGTGCAAGCGCCTTTACAACATCTATAAAATTCTTAATAATTTTCATCTTCATCTTCCTCTAGATTCCAATCAAAAGATTCTGGAATGTTTTTAAGTGTAGCAATTGCGGTTACAAGTCCTACAGCCATAACCAATGATATAAAAGCCATAAAATATTTAATCTTTTTCATCGTTTTGATTTCCTTAATCCAAATTTAGCAAGGTACACGTAGATAGTCTCAACACTGGCTCCGCACTCCTTTGCAATCTCTTCTGGAGTCTTTTTATCCATAAGGTAGCGCTTACGCATATAGACTTCCGATGTATATAGTTTAGCAGGCATGGCTTTATTTGTCAACCTCTTTGTCAGAAATATCATAGTTAAACCTATCGGAGTTTTCTAAGATCCATTTATCTTGATTTTCTACATCATACTTTCTCTCATTAATTATTCTATCAATCAGGTACTCTTTTTCAAGGGTAAATGATGGCTCGTATATGCGTACTCTATTGTTGGGTTGAATAGCAAAGTTTCCATCATCTCTTTGAATAACATGTCCACATTTGTGGTCTGCTGGGCTTTCTGAGTATCCATCATCTAAAACATTTGTATCTGGGTTATGCCAATCTAATGTAAATAGATAGGTTCCCTTATTCATTGTTTTTGTTCTATCTATGTATGACATTCTAAGGTTTGTTAAATTCTCAAACCTTGTCACAGCAATGTGATGGCTAAAGGAATTCCACAAGACTAAGTTATGTAAATCTATTTCAGGAACACCTGGCTCTGTGCAAAAAGCAGAAATAGGAAGTCTCCACCATAATCCACCGTCTGGCATCATAATGTGAAATAATGGGCTTCTAGATTTTAGGCTAGACACACCAAACACTACACACTCAAAGTATTTATCATGACTGTCTTTGTGGTTTCTTAAATAATTTCCTCTTACATAACAGTTTATTGGAGGTATGTTTGCATTTAACTCTGGCATTACTTACTTTCTCCTATCGCCTTATCCCAATTTTTTATAGCCCAATGACCAATTCCACAGGCATCTGCAACATCGTTGTCTGTAATTGTTCTATCATAATTAATATTAATAAAATTAATAGTTCTTTCTTTACGAAGCATTCTTTCGTGAGCCTTATAGTATGAATCAGACTTTCCAGGATTTTCAGATCGTATTAGTAACTGTTCTTCTTTAGATATTTTTCCATTACCCATAAAAATTTGCCAAGTAATTGGAGAAACTCTGCCAATTATTTTAGTTCCAGATTGTCCTGCTGATCCAAGAATTGCACCCTGAACTAATGCAAGGTCAGCAGCAGTCTTGGGGCTATTCATAAATACTGTATGCTCAATAACTATTGCTTCAAAACCACCATAAATATCAAAAAAGGCTTTTACTTTTTTGCCAGCATCCATAACTTTTTCATAGATATTATTTCCCTCAAAATAAATTTTTCCAATGCTTTCAAGTTCATTGCCAACAAACAAAGCAAAGGCAAGACTATTAGTACTAGCATCAATGGCACAAATAGTTTTTGGTTGTGCTTCTGCCCCCCATTTAGTCTTGCTCATATTCAATATAACCCTTCAATTCTTTTAGCATTTTTACAACTGCTTTTTCACTAACATTACAGTTTGAACAAAATCCAGAGTCGTTATATATAGAAAGTTCTTGTGCACAACCTCCAAGACATAAGCGCTTTTTACCTTTTCGCTTCTGTCTTTTTGTGACATTATATCTTTCTACAATCTTTTCTCTAGTTGCAATATCTCTACAATCCTTACCGCAGTAAATTTGATAAGTTACTTTAGGTTTAAATGATGTATCGCATACACTACATAACTTCACTGAGCCCCTCCAGGGATTTAACTTTTACTACCCCTGTGCCAGCATCTTCACATGCTTTTTGAATTGGACATGTCTTACAGATTTTTGAATTTGATCTGTAGTTTTTTGTGGGTAGTGTTTTATCTGTCCATGCTTTACGAACATCTCTCATCCATTGAAATGTTTGGTCAATCCATTGACGATAATTATCTGTTACTTCTACTGGAATAACTAGCAACTCATGATTATTCTTATTTTCATAAATCAATACACCCTTTGATTTTTTAAGAATCTTCATATAAATAAGCAACTGAATTAAGTGACCAGTTTTTGGCTTTAATGTTTTTTTACGATACTCAAAACCTTCATTGAGCATAGTCTTAATTTCTCCAACAATCTGCTCACCCTCCCAATTAATCATGGCATCACCATAACCAAAGATAGGTGGATCATTATTAACAATCTTAAACTCTGTTGTTGGACCTTCATCTGACTCGTAGATTTCTGCAATACCAGAGTCCATCATGGCTTGCTGAATACGCTCATGTGACTTAGTACCAGCAGTCATATTTGCTGCGCCATAGGCATCTGCATTATCTTCAAACACTGAACCTTCAAATGCAAGGTACCAGTATCTAGGACATTCTCCATGAGAGTATGCAATTGTTGATGGAGCAAAAGTTTTCTTTGTTTGAAATTTATCTACACGCTTAATCGTATACCCAGATTGAATTTTTTCAATCAAAGCCTGAGTGTCTATAATCTCTACTTTCTTTGGTTCTTTTATCATTATCTGTTGTAGTAAATTTTTAGTCATTATCATCCCTTGTTTATATAAGTATAGCAGGTTAGCGCATAATGTATTTTAATGCTGACACCAAATCGTTAATTGATTCTGCTGCGGTATAGTAAATATTTTTCTTTGCCCTGTCACTTTTATCAACATTGGCCATCCAAGTAGCCTTTAATGACATCTTTGCTGCAATAGCCTGTAGCCTAACGATCTCAAGACTTGCAACTTGAATTGGAATATCTGGTTTAATGATTATCTTAGCAATCATTGTAAGTGCAGTAGTAAGTTCTTCATCGTCCATATACTCTGCAATTTCAACCAAACCATTTACCTGCTCTAGCGTTGTTTTTTGTGGACCTTCATTTGTCATTATTATTCTCCTCTACTAACTGTTCTAACATATCTAATTCAATTATAGCAAGACGTACTTTTTGTGTACCCTCTCCAAGAACAATAACCAGAGCAGGGTCCATGCTTTTCTTTAGTGCATCTGTTGTAGCCTTAGCCCAAACATCTTGATTAAGAGTAAATGACTTAGAGCATTCTTTAAAGTCTATTACAAAATTATTCCAAGATGCATCACCTTTGGTATTATTTCTACCAGAGTTCTTGTGCTGTTTTGCTCCAATTCGCTTTGACTCAGATCTTTCACTCATTAATAAAATCTTTCTTTTTCTTTTTTTCTGGTATTAATTTAACCTTAGAAATATGTTTTGCAGAACACATCCAAGTGACATCACCAGATTCACGCCATAGCCTTAAAGACAAAACCTCTTCATTACATTTCTTACATGGAAACTTTCCAGGAAATACAATAAAATTACTATCAGCCATTTGCTAACTTATCTCTTAGGCTTTGCTGTAAGTCTAAGTCTTCTTTTACACGGTTAATAAAACCATCTCGCCCCTGAACCTTTGTGCCATCATCAAGTTGATACCATGCTCCAGTACGATTAACTAGTCCTACTGATTCTGCTGTGTCAACCAAATCACCAATGGCATCAATACCAATATCGTCACCTCTAAAATAAAAATCATACTCACCAGATTGGAACCCTGGAGAGGTTTTGGAGAACTGTAGTTCCCAACGAATCTTTCTTCCAATTTTTTCTTCAATTAATTTATCTCCTACTTTAATCTTTCCCTTAAGTGCTTGATTGTCTGACTCTGAACTAAATAATTTAATAACGCATGAAGAATAAAACTTAGTAGCCTGACCACCAGAAGGCTGTTGGCTGGTATACATAGCATTAATATTATTACGAGACTGAGAAATTAAAACCAGCAAAGTTGGTTTAACTTTGTTATTAGCATAGTTAAGCATCTTCCAAGCATTGCTAAAGTCACGAGACTCTGCACCTATTTGCTTTGTATTTTCTAAAGCCTTCATATCATCTGTATCTTTTTCAAAGTAGATTGCAGGAAGCATTGATGTAATTGAGTCAATAACAATTAAATCTACTCCAGCATTAATAAGTCCAACACCTACATCAACCATATCACTGATGGTTCTTGCTTGTGAGTAGATTAACTTTGTTGGGTCTACCCCAAGTTTTACTGCCCAGTCTTCTGAGTATGACATTTCTGAGTCAATCCATGCACAGACCTTGCCTTCTTTTTGGGCCATAGCGATCATCTGAAGGCACATAGAGGACTTTGCAGAAGACTTTGACCCCCAGATAAGGACCTGTCTACCGTAAGGCAGCCCACCGCCTAGAGCACGGTTAAGACCAAAACTAGGTGTTGGCTGGTATTCAAAATTTACCCCAACCCCAGTGCCTAAACGTTTTCTTAGTTTAGGATCTAGTTGTGCTAATACTTCTTCCATGCTAACCATTTATATCCTCCAATGTAACTGTTCCATCTTTTGTCTTACCAAAACTAAACTTATAAGCCTTGCCTTCCTCAATATGCATGTATGCTTTAGGAAATGCAGTAGGAAATACTGTAACAGAGTGTAAATCTCTACTTGTATCTGCAAGAGTTAAAGATGCCATCTTCTTTCCAGCTTTTGTTATTCTTGGTTTAAACGAAACAACAAACAACTCTTCATCATTATATGGCAACTGTTTATAACTTAAAAACTTTACCAAAGCGTTAGAGGATCCTTTTATTTCATCAACAGGTATTGCAGATACAATCCTATTATCATTACAAAGAATAAGGTAAGTGCGACCCGTCTCAATAGTCGTTCCTTCTTCATCAAATATGCCAACACTCCCAGTTTTGTCCAAAATCTCAACTCTTGACCATCCTGTTCCTCTTTTAATTGATTTTACCATACCCATAAGAATAAAAGAACCCTTCTCCTCAAATGAGTCTACATCTTGTATGAATGCATAGTAGTGAGAAGGTATCGTAATATTAAACTCTGGCAGGTTTAAGTATTCGTAAAGGTTTTCTTTAATCTCAGCATCATTACGTGGTTGATCTGCAAATGTTGCAGCACCAATAACACGCAGGGCATTGAGTGCACGACTGTTTACTCCATTACCCTTAGTAAATGTAAACTCTTCAAGTTCTTTGTATGATTTAAATGGTCTAGCAGCAATATACTTTTCAGCAATGTTGGTTGAAATAAACTTAATACCAGTTAGTCCAAACCTAATTCCTTTACCCTCAATTTTAAAATCAAAATCTGAGTCATTAATATGTGGCAACTTAATAGGAATACCCATGCGCTTTGCCTCAATCAAATATTCTGTACGACCATCCTTATCCTTTTCATTCTTAAGAAGGGCAAACATAAACTCAAGAGGGTAATAATATTTTAACCACGCCGTCCAATACGAGAGTGTAGAGTAAGCAACCGCATGAGACTTGTTGAACGAATAACCCGCATGCGCTTCAAAGTCATGCCATAAATCACGAGCCTGATTGGGAGTAATAAAAGCAGAAGCGCCAGCAATAAACTGTTCTTTATAAACATCAAACTCTTTTGCATTCTTCTTCTTTCCAATAATTTTACGAACTTTGTCAGCATCAGACATAGACATTTGTCCAAGGTGTACGCAAGCCTGCATAACCTGCTCTTGATACAAAACACATCCGTAGGTGTCTTCGGTATAAGGCTTTAATATCTGATGTAAATATGATACAGCCTGTTTACCATGTTTACGAGCAATGTAATCTTTACCAATAGTGTTCATTGCACCTGGGCGCACAAGAGCATTAGATGCAGCAAGTTCGTTAAAGTTTTTTACACCCATCTTTACTAATAGGTTTGTATATGGTGTTGCTTCACATTGAAATACGCCTTTTGTATACCCGTCAGAAAGCATCTCATATACTTTAGGGTCTGCAAGGTCAAGAGAGTGCAGGTCAATGTCTTTATAGTGATTCTCTTTAATCATAGCAACAGCATCCTGAATAACGCTAAGAGTTTTAAGACCAAGTGCATCAATTTTTATAAGGCCGATGCGTTCAGCCTCTTCCATGTCGACACCAACCACAGGTATACGTTCATCAGACCCAGGAGCAGATCTTGTTTCCATCGGCGCATACCTAAAAATCGGATCTTTGCTAGTGACCACACCAGCAGCGTGTATACCAGTACCACGAATACGACCACGAAGTTGTTCACCATAGACCTCCACCTCTGGATACTTTTCTCTAAATGCTGCAGTAGTTTTTGAAGTACAGTATTCATCCCAAGTATCAACTAACTTTAAAACCTTATTAACATCTGTTAATGGAATATTTAATACACGAGCAACATCTCGCACAACACCCTTATCTTTAAACTGTAAAAATGTAGCGATTGATGCAACATGTCTGTACTGTCTAACTAAGTAATCTTTAACTTCATCACGACGAGTATCTTGAATATCAGTATCAATATCAGGAAAGTCATTACGATCTGGATTAATAAAACGAAAGAACAATAAACCATATTTAATTGGGTCTACATCTGTAATTCCAAGAGCATAGCAAACTAACGAGCCTGCAGCAGAACCACGTCCTGGTCCTACCATAATGCCTTCTTTTTTAGCCCAAGAAATCATGCTCTGTACTACAAGAAAGTATGGTGCAAACTTCTTGTCTTTAATAATTTTAAGTTCTTCATTAAGTCTATCAACATATTCTTGGTTATTAGACAAACCTTTTAGTTCTAGCCCCTCTAAAGATATCTTAGCAAGTTCTTTATCTGGGCTCTTATACTGTACTGGAAGTAGGTTTAATCCGTCTTGAATTCCATAGTCGCCTATTGTTTCTGCTAATAGAAGTGTGTTTGAGTAGATGTCTGGTCTATCAATACCCTGCGATTCCATGGCTGCCTTAATCTCTTCGTATGAGAGCAGGTGGATATCAAACTTGTTAAATGTAATCTGACGGTCTTCGCCATATAGATAGTCAAGGCGTTCCATCATGTCAGCCTTCTTCTTAGACTTTTCATATGTTGCTTCTTTGTTTACCTTGCCATGCGTATTAAGAATTAACTTAAACTCTTGAACTTCTTTTTGAGATGAGTCAACATGGTGGCAGTCTGGTGTTACAACAACCTTAATTCCGAACTCGTCAGCAAGTTCAATTAAATACTTATTGATATGGGCTTCGTTGTGAGGCATGACTTCAATATAGTAGTCATCATTAAAGCGTTCCTTGAACCAAGAAATATACTTCTTAGCAAGAGCAAACTCTTCCTCTTCCAAAGCCTTGACAAGTACGCTACTTGGACAAGCAGAGGTAACAATAATTCCCTCTTTATACTTTTCTAAAATCGTAAAATCAAATCGTGGCTTCTTGAAGAAACCATCTGTCCAAGATAGTTCACTAATCTTGTTGAGGTTTTCTAAACCAATTTGATTCTTGGCTAGAAGGATAATGTGATTGTAGACAAGATCTTGTTGACCTTCTCTTTCAGACTTATCTCGTGTATCAGATATGTCTGCACACATGTATCCCTCTAGTCCAAGAATTGGCTTAATGCCCTTTGCTTTTGCAATACGGTGCAGTTCCCTATGCCCAGATAAAGTACCGTGGTCGGTGATAGCAATTGCTGGCATCCCCAACTCAACTGCACGGTTCACGTATTCTTCTGGAGTAGCAACACCATCAAATAATGAATAGTGTGTATGGACATGTAAGCCTACGTAGTTCATCTTACCAATCTGTGTTGGTAGATGAAGTTACAGATGGGGTGTCAAACCCCAAATAGAACGCTTCTTGTTCTGCGTATGGAATCTTGCGTAGTGCAGATTCTAGTGGATATGGTTTGATATCTCCCCAATTAAATGGTTCCTTATCTGGTGCTGATGGAATAAGTGTGTAATTAGTTTCAGTACCCTGACCATTACGCTTTAACTTCCATAGTACGTTTGAGATGCTTCCTGTTTCAAGAGCATACTCACGAATTGTATTAAATGATGACTGCTTGCTAATACCCATGTTCCAAATTGCAACATATGGTGCTTCAATGCCATCGTCTACAAGAACGTTGCAATAGAAGCGAAGACGGGCTCTCCAGCCAGCCTTTGGATCCTTACGATGCATTTCTTCTGCCCAGTCACGGCCTTCTGTTTCCATTGTGTCTACAGCCTTGCGCTTATAGTCCTTTGGATTTGTGTGTTCCTTAACAACTAGTGCAAGTCCACGCTCTGCATTATAGTTTGCAGAATCTTCGTCCAACTCTTCAATGAATCGGATCTTTACTGATTGTCCATCGGCAAGTTTTAGCCACTTAACCTTTGGTGAGTTTTCATCATACTTTGGCTTTTCGAGTAGGGTTTCAATGTTCTTTAATCCCTTTACAATACTCATGTTTTTCTCCTTCGTGTTGTTATGTTTTTAGTTTAAGACTATTCCAAAATGTTTTGCAATTGCTAAAATTGCTAACAAAGACCACAATATATTAAACCAAATTATTGTTGGTAATGTTTTTACTGTTGACGACCAAATTAATAATAAACTTGAAATCAAAGCAAAAACATATAACCACCAAACCTGTTTTCCTAAAAGTAGTCCTGGAAAAATAATAGCGATTTTTGTCATGAATGCAAAAAACTCTACAGTGTTAGGCTTATTCCAATAAGATTTGTACCTCATTGTTTTTAACGCTTCCAACCATTGTGTTTTAAACTTCATGATTCTCCTATTACTTACTAGTTTAGCATAGCCGATATAGATTTGTCAAACTGGAACTCTAGGTTCTTAATTTCTTCATCTTCCATATCACCTATGTCTTTATATTTTTTATCAAGTCTAATAGTAGTAACCAAAGATCCAAGTTTTTCAACTAACTTATCTTTCATTATATTACCAGCCTCATCGTTATCTGCAATTAGTACAACGTTTGTGAAGTACTTTTCTAACAATCTAATTTGAGAATTAGATACATTAGCACCCAGAGTAGCAACTGCTGGGAAACCTACTTGGTCTAGTCGGATAGCATCAAAAGATGATTCAACTACATATACTGTACCAGATGATTTAATTCTGTGCAGGTTAAATAATATCTTACCCTTTGGTAATCCTGGTGTATTTTTAAAATCTTTACCTTCAATTGTTCTTGCAACAAAACCAAGACACATCCCATCTGGTGAGTGCATGGGGATAGTTATTGAGTCTTGCTTTTCTGAATAGCCAAGTGAAAACTTTGTAAATGAAGAACTACTAATCTTTCTATACTTAAGATAATTCTTAGGTTTTTCATCTGCAAGCAATTGGTTATGCAAACGCTTTAAGATTAATTCATCATATGGAGTAAACTCTGGTGGTGCAACTAATGTTTTGCTAACTAACCTTTCAATATCGTGCTCTGTCTCTTTACTTTTAATATAACGAACTGCTTCAAAGTATGTTCGTCCAGACATATGCATTATTAATTCTTCTAGGTTCTTTGTTGTTTGGCAACCAAAACAAAAGAACAGTCCACTATCTTTTGCAACTTCACCAGCAGGTGTTCTATTATTGTTGTGGTATGGACAAAAGATTATAAAGTCGTTGCCAAACTCTGCCTCAATATCAACCCCAGAGCCAACAAGAACACGCTTAATCTGTTCTTGTGTATATATGTTATTTGTCTTCATAGTCTTTATACCTGTAGTATCCCTTGTCAAAATCTACTTGAACTAAGAAGTCTCCCATAAAACCATTACGATTCTTACGGAAAACACATTCAATAATATCACTATTAATTGCACGACCAAGTGCCATAACCCAGTCAGCATCATAAGCAATCTGTCTAGACCAAGCAGTTTGTCCAAGTGTTGGCGGACTTGATAAATCCTTTACATCATCTGGTGTTGCAGAGGATATAGCAATAATAGGTACTTCTTCACTAATAGACATAAGTTTGAGTTCTCTTGAAAGGTTTTTCATTCGTACCGTTTCAGAATCAGCCTTTTGGTTTGGTGACATAAGTTGCAGATAATCAACAACCACAAAGTCTGGACGGTACTGATCAATCTTTCCACGAATGACAGACGGAGTTACTTCTCCACCACTATCATTTGAGATAATGTGAAACTCTGGACGACCAGCGACCTTGTTAGCATGCCATTTCTTAAGCATGTCAATCTCAACTTCTCCATTAGATAACTTTCTATGTGACCAAAGACCTTCACCCATAATTGCAAAAATACGATTACGAACCTCTGTTTCAGACATTTCAAGAGAAATAATAAGTGGTGACTTGCCTTGCTTCCATGCCTGAACTGCAAAGTATAAAGCCATCCATGACTTACCAATTCCTGGATAGGCAAGAAAGACTCCTAGTTGCCCTGGCATAATTCCAGATGGAAGATAGTTGTCAAATCCTGGAAGGTTTGTTTTAATTCCTATCTGACCAGTTTCTTTTTGTTTCTGAACCATTTCGTAGTATGCAACTGCAGACTCAAGATCTGTTGCATCAATATCACGAATTGCAGAAGTGTTCTTTTTTAACTCTGATGTTTTTGTAATTAGGTGTTCAAGGGCTTCTCCACCGTTACCGCTTTGTACTTCTCCTGCAGCATTACGCAAGATGTCTTTTAGGCTATCATTAAGATATTCTGTTTGTAATTCTGCTAGATGATGTTTTGTTGCTCCAATACCTGGAACTGGCTCAAAGTCTCTAAACTTTTCTGTAACTAAATCTGCTGGGGGTAGGCATTGATTATTTTCAGAATACAAACGAATAAAGTTCCATACGTCATTGTGGGTTCTTAGTAGTGTCTCAACGTTTGCCTGTAGTAGTACGTGAATTTGTTTGTCTTGTAATACTGCAGAAATTAACTTTGCCTCTGTGTTATTCACTTAACCACTCCTTTGCTAATCTCCTGCGCTCTTCACGTTCTTTTTTATCTTGCTCTACTTCTGCTTTTCCGTTAATAATCTTTTCTGCATTATATGCAAAGTAATTCCATGATGGATCTTGTGCAATACTAAAGTAATATTCAAGAATATCATAACACTGTGCAATGCCATATGACTCTACAAGGGCATCAGCAGCCCACTGCTCAACGTTTAGATTCATGTTAGACTTCTGCTCATACCGTTGCAAGTAAAACTTGTTAAACCTACTGAGCAAAGCCATTCGGTCTTTGCGATCAGCCATTACTCTGAGATTTCAGATTTTGCTTCTTGAATCTTCTCTGTAAGTTTATCTTCTACAAACTTATAGACACGACTAAAAGCCTC